AAAGCTGCGGTAAGTAAAGGTACAAGTTTACTTTGATCTATTCCTTGATATACAGGCTTATTATCAGAATCAACTTCATCTTTAGTACCTGTTATGGCTTCTGGTACTGCTGTTACCTCATGTGCTAAAAATCCATCGACTGTTGTTTCTGCATCGGCAATAAAATTAAATCTTGATGGTTTAAGGGTTTTTAATCTTGTTATACCATCAGATATAGCAACTACGTTTTCTTTTAATCTATAGTCTGATGATGTATTAAATGATGTTGCTGAACCGCTAGTGGTTATTGTTCCAACAGTACCATTTGGATTAGAAAAAATAGCTAGATTTGAAGTATTTGTAGAACTAGATCCTATATGTAATATCATTCTGTCTTGAGAATTAGGTCTAAAAGATGCATGAGTAGTAGTTGCACTCGTAACTCCAAAAAGAATATTCCCAGACGAATCTATACGCATAGCTTCAGCACCAGCCACATCAATCATCATACGGTCAACATCATGGCCGTATGTTATCCTTCCTCTACCGGCAGCAGCAGTATCACAAAAATCTATTGCGTTAAAACCATTTGTCGCATTAGCAATAAGTGTTATACCTGCTCCCGTGCCTGAAGCTGTATTGGAAATAACCAAGTCATCATAAAAAGTACTGGCGACACCAGTACTTGTAGCGCCAATAAGTAATCTTCCAGACGAATCTATACGCATACTGGTGTCAACAGTAGTTCCGTCATAACGTCTAAAATCAATTATTCCATCAGAAGAAGAACCACCCCTAGAGGTTAAAACTAAAGTATCACCTACAAATTCTATATTTCCATAAGTCGAAGTACCACTAGTATCAACTAACTGTATCCCAGGATCATTTGCTCTTATGTCAAGCATGACTTCGGGTGCTGTTGTACCTATACCAATCTTGTCAGCGGAAGCATCAACAAATAATAAATTAGCATTTGTATCTCCCTCAACTCTAAAATCAATACTATTTCCTGGATCATTTACAACAACTTCATTTGTACCAATTGCCAACCTATCAGCACCTGCTGTTTCAAAAGAAATAACATTAGCTGCCGGAAATCTCATTTTTGTATCTGAATCTCCTGTATGAACAATCGTGTCAGGTATTGTCACATCTCCTGTAAAGGTACCTGCAGCTCCTGATATACTGCCAGTTGTAACTATATTTTGAGATCCAAAATCTGGATTAATCTTTGTACCAGCAATAGCAGCTGAGTTATTTACCTTAATATTTGTCACAGCTCCATCGGCTATCTCAGCAGTTGCAATTGTTCCGTTTGCTGCAGCTGTAACTCTTCCTTGAGCATCAACTGTAATGTCAGCAGTGGTGTAACTTCCTGCTGTAACAGCTGTGTCAATTAATTTAGAAGCACCTATCGTGTCATCGGCTACGGTTGCTGTATTTATCCCAGCTCCTAATATTAATCCAAAGAAACTAAGTCCAGCTGCTGGAGCTGTTGTAAAGGTTAATGTACTTGCTGCTACTGTGTAATCTGTCCCTGGATTCTGTAATACACCACCGAGATTTATTAGTATATTATTCGCACTTTCTGGACTTACGTTTACAGAAGAGACTTGAAGAGTGAATGCGGTAGCGTTTCCGTTAAAACCACTTGATATATCATCAACTTCTCTATTCTGACCTGGTACAGGTTCTGCTCCTATGTATGCCATCTAAATAACTAGTTTTGATATATCTAGTTTAAAATGGCTAATTTTACCAAGGTACTCCAGAACTCTTAGTTGGTGTTTTGGCTTCAGTAATTTGAGCAGCGATACCTGTTTCTATATTGGTAACAGTATCAGCTCCTAATGCAGCCTTAGCCCAAGTAACAGCATCAGATTCTTTGATATCAGCATAAGCAGTAAATGATGATGAGTCTGCTTCAGCTAATCCTACAGCACCATATGAGCTTCCTGTGTATGTATTTTCACCAACAGTCTCACTGTCAGAAGCAATCCAATGTACAGTAGTAACTACATCAGATAAACTTCCTACGGTTTTTGTTGAATCTAGAGAAACAACACTCCATATAACAGCCATTTTTTTAAAAAATAATCAATATATTATAATTTTACTTTGGCTTATCTTTAATAGAATCCACCCTGTACATTACAATAGAATCCATTTGTTAAAGCTGTAGCACCACTTGCAGCTACATATAAAGCTTGTCCTCTTTTCAACATTAATCCTCTTTGTTTTGGAGCCAATGAATTATTAGCAGATCCAAAATTAGCTCCGGCTTGAACAGTAGGATGATTTATGAAAGGTAATATTTTTTGTTCACTTAAACTGTAGGATTGCTGACTAGAATCAATACTTGCAACAAATAATGGAAAAAATTGATTTATATTTGTTACTGTTCCTGTGTTGACAAGATAAAAACAAAAATCAGTAGGTAAAGAAATACTTACTGCTCCTGTAATTGCTGATCCACCTACTGATGGAACTGTCACATCAAATGTAGTGCTTGTGAAATTAACTGTATCTAAAACTTCAAATGTATCATCTTTAGGAACTGTTCCTGAACTATAAGTCGTAAAATCTAAAAAGACATTTTGACCTGGCTCTAAATTATGTCCAGTTCCTAATGTAACTGTGCAAGTAGTATTAATTGCAGAGTAAGTACCTGCTGGAGCAGTTACTGCATCTATTGTCTGTAAAACTCTTTTTGTATATCTAAAAAATATTTCATCTACGTATGCTCCACTGATTGCAGTATCTGTTAAAGCAGAGTCAACGTCAAATACTTTTGTAGCATTACCAACCGCTGTAGGTAGAAGACTAGTTAAAAAAGATTGCCCTGATGATACCGTACATAATGTAGAGGCGGTTGCTGGGCGATCCACCATTAACGGTTGTTTGTTTGAACTACTGCTTGACACTTTTTCTTTCTAAGAGACTTAGTTTAATTATATAGGAAGGTTTTTTTCCTATTTTTTATCTTTTTCTTCTTTTTTAGTCTTTGCATCTCTTGCCTTTGATAAAGCTTCTTTCATCTTTTCTTTATCAGACATTTTTTCTCCACTGCCATCTTCTTTCTTTTTATTTTTATTCTTAAAATATTCAAGAAGCTGGGGTGGCATTTTACCTTTAGCCATCAGAACTCTCCAATCTAGATACAGGTAAGGAAGATACAAAACGATCAGGTAAGAAATCTCCTCTAACAGTCGGGGCTCTCATATAATCCCTTTCTGCAGTAAAGATATCAACTCGTCTGTCACCTGCCATTCTAGTACGTCCTTTACTTTCGGCAAACGGATTTTTTTGGGATCTTTCACCTTGACCATAAATATTTTTATCTCTTCTTATACCTAGGGTATATCCAAGTTGTGTTCTAGGTAAAACAGACATTTATATAGCAGCTATATTAAATAATACTGTTGCAGCAGTTCCACCAGCTTCACTAACAAATACAGCTTTGACAAACTTTACTGGTCTATCAGCAACACTGTAAACAGAAGTTCCGTTTGAAGTAATTGTCTGAGCTGCAATAATTGGAGCATAATTAGTTCCATCTATACTTCCATCTAAACGGACAACCACATTAGTATTAATTGAAGCTACTGTTACCGTCAAAGTATAACTCTTTGTAGCAAAGAAATTATTTGACGCTACTTGTAAAACTGTTCCATCTCCTGGAGCAGATAAACTTGTATCAGTAAAAAATATTGTGTCTTGAAAATAGGTTACTGCCATTGCAAATTTACAATCCTTTTCTTAAGAATAACAGGGGGAAATGTTTTACCTATGATTAGTTTCTAAAAATAAACGTGTCCCTACAGCCACATCAGCTGGTCCTGGAAGAGCTTGTATAAACTCTGCACCTTCTCTATTAAATCTGTATCTAGCCTGTTCGGGATTACGATAATTAGGTACATAAAGATGCATTGCTAATCTATCTGTTTCATAAATATAAATTTCTGTCCAAGTTTTTAAAGTTTGTCGAAAATCAGAAGTTGAAACGGTACGATCAACGTCACCAAGAATACTTTCTATTCTATTTTTTGGAATATTATCATTATTAACACTTCCTGTCATATCAGTTCTTTTCTCAGCCTCATCACATCTACTAACCTGCTCTACAATCTTACTTACCCAGAAAGAATCCTGAACATTATTAAGTGCTTCTTCTAATCGAGCTTGGTCACCAGCTGGTATGGAAGTTATGTTATAACCTAAATGCCAACGTACTTTTGATTGTAAAAAGGTGTCGAGCTTCATTCAAACAAGTAAAATATACCTGTTACTAGTCTACTCTCACTAAATTATCTTTAAATATTGCATCCCAATCAATTCTTTTAATCCCTTTTAATTGTTCTAATTTTGTATATCTCTCACCTGTCATTGTAGTTTGTAAATCTTTTATATCTCTAGCAGTCTTTAAACCAACTCCTGGAAGAGTATCAGCAATCTGTCTAGCACTTGCAGTATTTATATTTAACCTTCTATCAAGAGGAAAAGTTTCTCTATTAGTTGGTTTTGCAGATTTATCCCCAGTAGCTTTTAGCTCTGCAGTTAATCTTTCTTCTGTTTTAATTTTTTCGTTAGTTGCCTCTAAATGAGGAATTAAATCATCTTCATGAACATAATCAACTTCATCGTTTGCATTGACGACCATGAAGATTCCTTCACCATGCTGAGATATCTTCTCAACTAATCCACCTGTGACTTTGTGTTGATATAACATAATTAAAATTGCTTTCCTCTAATTTAGCTTACCTTAATAATTTTTTATTGACAATAAAAAAGCGAGTCAAGAGACTCGCCTTTTTGGTAACTCTATAAAGATATAGATTATGAATCTGTTCCGCCTACCTGTGAAGCAAAGTCCACGAAGGAAGAAACATCATCCCAAGATACAGCTTTAGCTGGACGTAAGTAGTTAACTCTACAAACAATGTAAGCTGCTCTACCTGCATCAGAATCATCCTGAGAGATAAATACACCGTCACCGTTTACAGAAGTACCAGTAATAGCGTTGACATTATAAACTTTGAAAGTTGTGTCTGCTGTTACTTTATACATCATGGAATTAGCTGCGTCACCGGCTGCAATTGTGCTAGTTACGCTTGTCCATGCTGGGAAATCACCAGTAGTAGTATCTTCTAAACCTTGAGCAAATAGTGAACTACTTGCAGTTATAGAACTAGAAGCTGCTGCTAGACCATTCAACTGTGTTGAAGGGACACCAAGAGGTGAACCACTGTTGTCTGGACCTAGAAGTAGAAGCTCGGAAGTTGTACCACCAAGGTCTGCTGTTATTGGAGATGCTGGGTAGCTAGGAAGACCACCTGAAGGTGTGTCCTGTGCAATTGCTATGGAAGCTCCATAAACATATGCAGGTCTAGCTGCACTAGCTTTGACCACTAAACTTGTGCGGTCATCTCTTACTCTGTCACTAACTCTTCTATCTGGAGAAGGTACAGTGATGTTGAAACTCTTAAAACTAGCTTTATCAGCTGTTAAGTTAGTAACTTTTACGAAACCAATTTGTTCGAAGAGTTCAATTCCAGGCCAACCAAGCACACCCTCATGGTTAAATGCTGATAGCTTGTTGATCTGATTACCGGGTGTAAGGATTGCTCCTGCGTCACTCTTGTAAGTTGCCATTATTTCTTATCCTCCTTAATCAGAAATTGTGAATGCGACTGTGATGAAGTCCTTATTCAAGTTCGCAAAACCAGCATATAGCTGCCATATAAGGATGATGAATCTTGAGAAGTCATCATTGTTATTGATTAAAACTTGAGCATTAGGACCACCGATACCAACACCGATAGCTTGAGGACCAAAGAATAGTCCTGCTGGAGTTGTCTTAGAAACAGCTCCATTTCCATCTCCAATATCGACCGTTATTGTTTTAGATGGGAAGTTTGTAGATTCAAAGAATCTTACTCCTTCAAATACGAATCCAGAAGGCATAACTGGTTCACCAGCTA